TAAAATCCTCAACAACAGCTAACCTGCCAGCCTGAAACCCTATGAAAAAATCCAACGATTCGTTTCTATTTCGTGTTTCGTGTGGAACCCTGAGAGAGTAATATGCGTCTCCCTCAATTGACTCCATCTGACTTAACCAGTGGGAATATCCCTTATCCCTTGCTATCCTAACGATCTCAAGGTCTCTTGCGATTCTCTTTTCCTTTGCCTCTCTGCTTCCCTCTGCTTGTCCAATTCGTGTGGTTGGCTGTAAAACGCGTCCCATTCTGCCTTTGTTTTTGTAGGCATTTTGAAGTCTTTGTGTGAATGATTTAATATATCCTCTGATTTCATGTCGTCCATGTCCAATCGCCAAGCTGGGATTTTTTTCAGGTTCCCCCAGTTTTTCCCCTTTTTGAACTTCGCTAACATTCTTTCCATCATTTTTTTGTGACATATTGGGCAAAACTCCTGCGAAAATGTTGTTGAACATAATATGCTCTTTTTGGTATTACACCTTTTACAATCTATATTTCTTTGCTCAAGGCTATAAGCAGAAAAGTGTTCTTGTGGAATATCGAAAATAACACAAGTCTCCCCATAACCGTAATCCCGTTTAAGATAAACTTTGGCCATGTGTGCCTCCTTTTATTATGAGACTACAACTGGCCAGTAGCTTGGAGTATTTGGGCTAACGGGTCTGGCTGAGTAGCCACTTGGTCAGACTGTATCACATTCTGAGTAGGCAACGCAACTGGTGGTTGTGGTGTTTGAGGAGATAATGGTAAGCCAGGTATTCCTTGAGGAATTTGTGGAGCAGGTGGTTTAGCAACAGGCTCTGGATTTTGAGCCTTTTCTCTTGATTCAGCAATTGCTCTTACCCAATAAACAGCATCAGTAATTCCGTTTGCCATAAAGTATTTGTAAAGGAATTTGTCGTATACAGAGTTTGGAATGTTTTTGAATGCACCCTTCTCTGTTTGGAACCTGTCTGCCATAGCATTAAGCTTCATTGCTTCAGCCTGTTGATCAACTGCCATTGAGGAATTTGGAAGCACTTTCATATCCATAAATCCAACAATTGATTTTAACTTGGCGGGGTCAATCTTTTCTTCAGAAATAGCCCCGAGATCTCCAGACATTCTGACAATACGCTCTTTGCTCATAAACTGTCGTGCAAACTCAAGCATGAAATACCCCATGGCTTTAAGAGACACCTTCTCAAATAGTCGAGACTTAACCACAAAGCGAGCATTGGCCATCTCTTGAACCAGCCTCATGCCACCATATGTTCTTCCGGCAAGCGTTTCTCCTTCTGCACCCTGGACATAATCTTTTGTTCCGGAAATCTGTTTGATTAATTCAGCCAGGTAGTTTGCTTCGTTGTAAGCATTTGGAGTGACATCTTGACCGGTGATAACCTTGACGGCCTTCTCAACATCTTTAACTGCAGTAGAGGAATTTGGAATAGGCACAAACTCTTCACCATCAGAAATCATCTTGGGGTTATAAAGCCAGTAGTTGAGCATTGACTGAAGCAGATTATCAAACCTCATATTCATAAGGTCGTTGGCTCCATCCTCAAGCTTCTTGATGGCATCAACCTCACCCCTAGAGAAATAGGAGTGTGGAATAACAATATCGTGAATATGAACAAACGGTGGCTTCTTCACATCGTAGGGATTATCCACACCATCTTCCGGAGTAAGTTGATATTTCTCATTAACAAACACATGAACTTTTCCATCAGCAGTCCACATTCGATCAATAAACATCAAAGGAACTTTGTCATCATCGGTAGCAAACATTCTATGATCAGTGATGGCAAACAGGTCTTGGTACTCATACATGAAATCTTTTGTTGGGCCAGAGTCGTTTGATGGTGTAGAGCCCAACTGACCAGAGTCATAAAGAGCCCTGATTGTCTTCAAGGTTGACTCATCATACTTAAACCTAATAGCCTCATCTTCTAAATCTTCAAAATCAATATACTGTCTTTCAATATGATACCTAAATCTACCCGGCTCAATCATTGGAAGGTCAGCAAAATAGTGGTAAAAGGGCAAATGTGAAATATCAAAGTCATCTAAAAATGGAGACTCAGCAAACTTTTTTCCATATCTAACCTCATCTTCTGCTCCAAGCTTTTGTGCAGCCTGAACTACTTTCAAAATATTTGATTCGTTTTCAATTCCGGCTCTTTCAAGACTAGCAACATACTGAACTGCCTGTCTTAATTGCCTACGCCACATGGGACGACCAACAGCATTACCAGTAATTAACGCCTCTTTAACCATTCTCTGAAGCTTTAGATAAATTGGTTCACCAAGCAACTCTAGCTTTGGGTTGTTGTATTGGGATTCAACTACAGACTTAGCAAGCGTTTCATATTGAACATCACTTGGTTCAGTTGCTAGACAAGTAAACTCTGGGTCTTTACCAATAATTCTAGGCATAACCGTTTCAACAACCTCATATGAAATTGAAACAGACATCTTTGAATAAAATGGGTATTGGTTCTCATCTACATTACCAGCATCGAGACGACCAAAATAATGCTTGTAGTTGTCAATGGCCCTCTGCCAGTGTGATTCGGATAATGTTTTCGATTGACGTAATCGTTCTTTGTAAAGGTTAAGAATGGTTTGTGCCATATATTTACTCACTAGCGAAAGACTCTGTATGGTACCTGAAGCACATTTCGCTTGTGTGCTTTCTGTTTATTTCCATTATAGACAGGATTATCTTGTTTTTCATAGTGGTCTAATAACCATAATCCTGTGGCTACAGTTCTAATGCGTTGACCATCACCATAGCCTAGTTCCATAGTATCACCTTTTATACTAATCAGCTCTGACATTTCTTTTAGTAGCTGCTCATCTGGTATAGAAATATGCAAGCTATCAGTCAAATATTTGAAGTGATCAATTGCCAGTGGGAGGGTTCTGTCACTAATTTTGAAACCCTCTTCAATAACCTCATTTCCATTTTCATCAGGCTGCATGCAAAGAAGGTTGTCATATCCACGCTTTTGAAGTTCAAGCAATAAAGCCTTTCCCTCTTCTGTTTTGTCGATAACAATTTGTGCCTTGTTGAAAAACTGTCCAGCTTTCTCAAGTAGAGTTGCATACTGAATTGTGGATATGCTCATTCCTTCAATCTTTCCAACAATCTCTTTTGTCTGTTTTTGTAAGATATATCCAACACTACGCTCTTTTCTTGTCACCATAATCATAAACGGCTCAGTCGGTTCAAAAAACATTTTCTGCATAAATTTTGGATGGTCAACATCACGGTATACATGAACCAGAGAGTTAAACGCAAACTTATACACTGGTGGATTTATCCCAAGCAATAACAGCCTATTCTCACTTCTCCTACTTCTAAAATGCTCAACTAAGGCCGTGGTAGAAAAGAAACCACGATTTTCTTTCATGCGTTTGTCAAAATCATTCAATGCCGTGAAAGCCATCCACGATGCCATCAACACATCTCCAGCATGCTGGTCGTAAGTGTAAACACTCATCTCATACAATAACTGCCTAACCTTGGAATAATAGTCCTGTGGTTTTTGTTGGATAGGAATAAGTACTTTATTCTGCTCCATTAACATAGCAATCTGGGCAATGCCTGTTTCTTCAGAAAACTTCTTGCCAGCAGTGGTTCTAAATCCCTCAACAGGCAAGTCATCATTGGCCAAGTCTTGACGCAACATATCCTGAAAAGCAATATTTTCAACCACTATCTTTACTGGTTTGAATCGCTCATTAACATCAAGCACTCTCTGCTTTATTTCATCTGGAGACCATTTGCCATAATCAAGCCAGAGTAGAATTCTTTTTCTTCTGTCGTCCATTCCCCAAACAGCAATAGCCGAATTATCTGCAGTAGATTTTTTAGAAATAGCTAAGTCAACACCAACTGAAATAACCAAGTGCCCATAGCCAAAGTTGTGTGACTCACCATCTGTGGAGTTGTCCCACGACTCAAGCAATGTTTTTTGTTTTCCCTGTTCCAAAATTTGTTTTACAGTTCCATCCTTAAAAACCTTTTCCTCCTCACTCATTGGCTCATTAAGATATTGCCTCATAAATGAAGCCATGCTCATCTGGCCCCTCTTCTCCATTAGGTTTTTGAAACTCCACTTATCATTCCATAAAACACCTGACTTTAGTTTTTCGTAAAGAGCATATCGCTGCATTAGTTCTTTTGAAAAAACAGTTCCAGCATCAAGTGCTTGAGGAAACTCATGTAGTCTGTAGGGGATATACCTTACCTCTCCCTTATCTTTTCTTAAATAGCTTGGGTGATATACCAGTCCTTTAAGCTTGAGCCTAATATCAAAACTGGGGTGTTTCATTAGATGGTCATAAAGATCGTCCCTATACCACGATGTGCCCACAACCACCAAGCGTCCGTCATCTTCTAAAACAGGAAGTAACACGTTTTCAAACCACTCTAAGGTTTTCTTTCTCATGGTTGGGGTGCGAGCATTATCAATATCTAAAAGGTCATCAACAATAATAATGTCTGCACGTCTGGAAATAATCTTTCCACCAGCACCAATTCCAACAACTGACGGGTCTTTGTCGAATGACGAACGCTGAACTAAGAATGCTTTTTCTCCCCACTTCTTCACATCGTCTTCTGGTTTAAGATCACCATACTTATCAATTAGGTCATGATTGTTTTCTAGGTTATTCATTATCTGACGAACAAAAGCAGTGGCAATTTCTTGGTTAGCAGACACAATCATGACCCGCTTGTTTGAATTCTTATATAACTCATATAAAGCATAGTTGGTAGTAAAACACTGGGACTTGGCGTGAAAACGTGGAGACTTAACAATAATGTTTTTGTTCCGCTTTTTAATAGTCATCTTGTCTGCTGGATAAAGCAAACCATCTGCTGGGTTTTGAATAACCTTGTCGTCTAAAATGTCATAGTACAGCTCATGATGCCAATTAACCGGCAACTTATCTTTCAACACATCTGAGGCAAATTCTTTGAGACTAGGAAAGTTTGATTTCTGAGCCACTGGTTTTCTTGTTCTATTAACACCAGCAATAATTTCTGCAGTTAGTTTTGTTTTCTCTTTTACTTGCTGCTTCCGAATATTTTCTTTTCCATATAGGTCGTCAGTAATTAATGCCATAGAAAAATCCTTTATTTACTAGTATAGTTGTACTATATGCAGACCAAAATTCATATCTCAATTCCGTGTTTGGACTCCATAAAGGCAGACACGGTAGCATCACTATTATCCTGGACAAATCAAACAAAACTTGATTTTAGCCTAGACATTCAGCAAAACACCTACATTCATTATGCCAGAAATAAAGCTGTTTGGCAGGCTGTTAATCAAAAAGCCACTCACTTAATGTTTATTGACTCTGACATGGCATTCCCCACAAACGGTATAGAGAAACTACTTTCAAGAAACTTGGACATCGTGGGTGGTTTATATTTTGGCAGGATAGTCCCATTTCCAGTTGCTAAGGTAAAACACCCAAAACTTAACGGACTCACCAATCCACTATCAATTCCAAACAAAGATCTGCTTGAAGTCCTGGCAGTAGGGACTGGCTTCATGTTGATAAACATGGATGTATTCAAAAAAATGGATGCACCATTCTTTTTCCATGCAATACCTGAAGATTTTGGTATGGATGCACAACCATTTCCCCACAACGAAATTGGAGAAGATGTTGCCTTTTGCCTCAAAGCAAGAAGTTACGGATACAAGGTCTGGATTGATTCAACAATTCCTTTAACACACATTGGAGAAAATAAAGTAACTAGGGAGAATTTTGATGCTTGGATAGCAAAGGAGAAAGCGGGGTATGAGAAGCTTAAAGACTCAGACTCAGCACATTCCTTGGAGTAATGGTCATGCTAGCGTTCATGCTAATGATAGGGCGAAAGAACGCCTGGGTAGAAACCTGTCTGAGGAAACTGCCAGAAGAATAAGTAACGATATAAAAACTGGTAGAGCTGTATTTTTATATAAAGGGAAACTTCCGCATCAAGCGGTGTTTGCGGTATTGCTTGATGGCAAAGCTGTACCGGTAGTGTACGATAAAAGTAATAGAACAATCGTGACAATTATGCATAGAAACTCTATACTGAATATGCTTAATAAACGATTAAGACAACTTACAGGAGAAAACAGAAATGAATAACGCTGTTCCAAAAACACGATCAGTGTATTTTAATAACTCAACCAACCTGGTAAAGGCCACACAAACCCTCACCAGTGATGCCACCAATGTTTCAAACAATGAAACCGTGGTCATTGGGGCAACAACCTACACCTTTAAGACCACCTTAACAGCAGCCGTAGCTGCATCCTCAACTCTAACATCAGATACAACTGAGGTTGCTGCAGGTACAACGGTAGTTATTGGTAGCACCACCTATGTTTTTGCCGAAGCTCTTCCCTCATACAATGAATACGAAACGGTTAATTACATTCTCATTGATGCTGCTGACCCAGATCAAACACTACAAAACCTGGTAGATGCCATTAATGGCTCTGCTACTGGATGGGGAACCACTAGAACTAAAAACGTAGTAGCCAACACCCAAGTTGGTGCCAGTGCTGTTGATACTCATGCCACTACTATTACCGCCCTAACTGCTGGAACTGCAGGAAATTCTATTGCTTTAACTTCAAGTGATGAGCACTTAGTTGCTGGAGCAGCTACCTTAGAATCTGGCGTTGATACCGTTGCTTACCAGGTGAAAATAGGAGCCTCGGCAGCAGTCACATTAGATAACCTA